CTGCTAAAAATCCAAAAAGGATTTTATTGTCGCACCAATTCTGAAACACCCAAAAATTTTAATCGTCTAGTTTTCAATAAAAATATTTTTTTGTAAAATTTTGAAAAACCCAATGTGGTATAATGGGTAAATAAATAAAATAGAAAGGTAAAAATGAAAAATAAAAATGATGATGATTTCTTTCTTTGTTATGCAATAGGAAGAAGAGGAGTATCTCATGCTTGGGGAAAAGGTAAAACTCAACAGGAAGCACAACAACAATGTGAGTTAGCTGTAAGAGAAAGCATAAGAGAGAAACCATCTAAAATGAGACACAGACCTTATGCTTATATTGTTGGTCATAATGATTGGTGGTCTATAAACAAAAATTGGAAAGAGTTTTTTGACAATTAATTAAAATTAAAGGCGATCAGAAATGGTCGCCTTTATACTTCATTTTCATAAGTTTTATCATCAGCATCTTTACGCATACATTCATAGTGAGCATGACCAGATTGAAAAAAACTTACAAAGCTATCTGTGTTCAACACTTCTTCTCCGCAATATTTACAACTTCCAACTAATGTTATGATTTCTTTTTTTCTATTCCAATTCTTTCTATGTTTTCGCATAGTTAGGTCTTTTACCTTTTCTTGGTTTTCTCTCAGCTTGTTTTTTCCTTTTTACAGCAGCAGATAATTCACTTTTTGTCATTGATCTAACTTTTGCTATAGGTAAACACTTTGGATAGTTTCTTCTTTTCTCACCTTTTGATCTACCACATGGGGGATATGAACCATCCGATCTTCTATTGGCTACATCAACCCATTTTTGTTGTGTCCATTTTCTTAAACTCATCTTTTTCTTTTAGTTTTTTTTCTGCCTACTTTGCCTTTACAATATTTACTAGCCCACATATTAGCATAAGCGGAAGGATAGACTTTAAATTTTCTTTTTGCAGCAGCCTTTCCAGCAGCACATAATTTAGCCATTATCTAACTCCTTTATTATTTTTAATTTTTCTTCTGCGTTGGCTATCTTTTCTACCAATTTATCTATTTCATCAATGTGTTGTGGGTGTTCACCAATACCAACACTATTATTAAAATAAATTTTTATTGTTGCTTCAGACTCACATACTTCAGCTTCATATCTTTTTTCTAATGCTTTTATGATATGTTGCTTCATTATTTATCTACCAACTTTTTTCATAGCCATTTTGTGAGCTTGTCCAAAAGTTTTACCTTTTCTCATAGCTTTTCTCATCATAGCCATGTGTTTATTAGTATGATGTTTTTTGTGTCTTTTTAAAGTATCTTTTTGTCTTTTTGTTAGTTCCTTCATTTTTTTTTCCTTTTCTTTTTAAGTTTGGCAAAGTCAGCACCAGTTATTTTATCAAATGGAGGAGCCATTCTTGCTATCTTCATTTGTTTTTTACTATACTTTTTGTTTTTTCCTTTTGGCATATTTTTCTCCTATTTTATAACCCTCCAACCATACCCAACCATTAACATGATTTCACCTAATATTAATATCTGCTAACCATTTTTTTCTTTTTATTTTTCTTTTTCTTCTTTTTTTTCATAGGTTTTTTTTTACCGTACATATTTACTCCTTTTTGTTTTTACGACCCATATACCAATCACCAGGTTCATAGTTCCATTTTTTACCAGGATGACCTCTTAAATTGGCATATAGCATTCTTACTTTGACTATTATTTTTATAATAGACCTTACCATTTTTTGCAAGACCAATATCTTGCAGAAAATACATCTTTAGCACTAGCACATCTGTGCCTTGCTCTAAAACTTTTTCTAGCTGCTGGATTAGATTTACGAATTTTCATATTGGCATCACCATATCTAATAATCTTTTCTCTACCACCCTTACAGGCTTTAACTACAAATTTTTTACCACCTTGTACTTGTCGTCTAGGTGAATTGCATTTCATTTTTGATTTATCTATTGCCATATTAATCTATCTTATCTACTCCATTAAAGTATTTATAATCAAATTCTACAACTCTGCAATCATGTTTTTTACGCATAGATTTTTGTTTATCTCTAAACTCTATGGCTTTTTCTTCTGTTGCAAATATTGTATTAGTAAACATTTCATATTTATTGTCTTTTTTCCATATCACACAATATATCATGCTTTTATTTTTGGTTTTGGTGGAGGTGTAATAACTTCTTTACATCCAAACTTTGAATATATTTGATAAAGATTAGTTTCTTTTTTTCCTATTTCTTTTGTCTTATCTAATGATTTTTGGTAGCCATCTAATAAACAATCATAATAAGTATCATATACTTTAGGAAAAGTGTGAGGGTCTAGGCAAGTGTTGGCTAGTGTGCTGCACATTACTATTGTTAAAGCTATTTTCATTTTTCATCCTTTGTGTCCTCCAACTTTTGAATCTTTGCGTTAGCATCTTCAAGGTCTTTGGTTAAATGTTCTAATTTCTGCAAACATCTTTTGTTAGCAGCATCTTTTGATTTACCTGCATCTTCAAGTTCACTTATTTGTTGTTTTAATATACGAACCTGATCTTTATATTCATTTATTATATCCAAACTGTTGTCAGACATCTATTTTTTTTTAAATGTAGAAACACCTTTTATACCAAGTATCGTACTAAAAGCTCCAACTACAAGAGCTTGATAAAACATTGGTAGATTTGCAAACTTATCAAAAAATATATCTATCTTAGCTTGTATGTTAGGATCATCACTAAACACAGACCAAGCTAATAAAAGCAAAGGGATTGAGATTAGCACCAAACAAAATTCATCTTTCCAATCCCCTTTATGTGAATCTATGACAGCTTTTTTATATTCAACCTCACCATTAGCCATTTTTTCAGCTAACTTTAATTCTGCTACAGACTCTAATTCTTTTGTCTTTCTTCTGTTAGCAGCTATAGACATACCAGTTTTTATCATACCTGGAACTAATTTAGATGCTATATTTAACCACATTATAATTTTGCACTCCTCATTTTACCTGATAGTTTACCAGCTCTTGCAGGTGTTTGTTTAGCCCATAGTGAGTCTAGCATTTGAAATGATGCTTCACCATAATCTTCACTATCAAGAGCTTTCCACATATTTTTAAATTTACCTACACCACCTATACCTAATTGAAAAACCATTTCTATAATTACTTCTTTAGCAATATGATTGACAGGTCTTTCACCTATTAAATGTTCTGCATTTTTAAGTGCTTCATCAAAATCTTTGTTAAAAACATTTTGTAATTCTTCCTTAGTATATTCTTTATTGTCATCCCATTGTTCAGGTTCTACACATAGGTGTCCATATCCAATAGTTCTTTTGCCAAGACTATCTTTATATACTCTTGGTACAAAACCTTCATGTTCTTGTATTTCTTTTTTTAAACTTTCGTACATTTCTTCTCTCCAAATTTGTTGTTAATTTTATTCTTAATCGCCATACAAAACCATACAATCTTCTGCATAAGCATTCTAGTAATAGCATAAATTTTTCCATAATTACACCTCATAAAATACTTAATGTTTACAACCTCCACAAGCACACAAATCCCCATCATGCCAATGAGTATGCAGGGGTTTATTACAATGACAATTACAATGACATTTTTTGCATTTTGTTTTATTTTTTTTTCTAGGTTTTTGTATAAAAAATTTTTCAACCCAATTGCAATAACTATCTATTGTGCCAAAAATTTTTAAAAATATTTTATCCATTATTCTAATATTAATTTTTTAATTGATTTACTACCATCTATATTATTTTCTAATTCTGCTTTGCTACGAATACATTGATATTTAATATTTGTATTATATTTTAATTCTCTTTTAGCAACTCTAGCTCCTTTTAAACATTCTGACATTGATTTTTGTATTCTTGCTTCTTTAATTTCTCCATTAATAATTAAAAGCAAACCTACAATTGTTTCAATCATAATACTTTACCTTTGTTCTGACCTTGTTTGATAACATATTTTTGTGTACCATGTTTGCCAGTTTCTACTTCTTTTTTTAAATTTTTTACAAAGTTCATTTGCTTTGCTTTTTTTTCCATATCAGAAATATATTGCACAACTTTTCTAGTAATTCTTTCCATTTTCTCTAACCTTATCTTTTAATTGTTCAATATCAGCTAATGCTTTTTCTAATTGTGAATTAAGAAATTCTATATTGACTTTGTTTGTCATATTCATTTCTTGAGTTTTTTCCATCTTCTCTACAGACTTATAAAGATCCTCCAATAAAAAATGTTGCTCTTGATCCACAGGTACTTGTTCGGATTTTTTAAGTAAATCATTTTCAAATAATTCTCTAGATGTCTCTAACGATACTAGCCTTGCAGTTAGTTCTGTGTATGCAAAAACACCAGCAGCCACCAATAAAATTAAACTAGCAACTGTCTTCATCGGCATTTGTACAGAAGCCGATTCTGATATGTTAAGAGGTTTACTTTTCATAATCTACCATTACCAATTTTATACCTAATTTTTTTTGTTCTTTTGTAGGACTTCTATATATTCTATAAGAGCCTTTAGGTTTGTTTTTTAAAATTTTTCCCTTATTTGTTTTTCTATAAGTATTTGTTTTTATGTCTAATAGTTGTATTTTACCATCTTTATCCACTATAACAATATCAAATGGACAAGATGGATCACAACTTTTTGCTACATAAAATCCTTGTTTTGTCAGCTTTGCTATTGTTTCATATTCACCCACCACACCCTTAATAGATGTTTTTTTTTGTCTTGCAGAAATATCTATTGAATTAAACTTAAGACTAAATTGACTAGACTTGATATGCTTAGTGCAGCTACGAACCATAAGATTTTATATATATTGTTTATCTTTTCATCCATGTGCTTAAGATGATTATTTTTTATAGTGTCAATCTTTTGATGTACTAATTTAAGTTCACCTTGAATTTTGATAATATCATGAGAATTTTTTTGAGATTGAGTTGTCATTGTGCTAAACTTGGTGGTAATGTTGGTGCATCAGTAGTTCTATTTTGATTTAAAATATTTTGTCCACCGATTATTCCTGCAATATTTACAGTAGGGTTGATAGGTCTGCCAAACTCTGCAACTAATTCTTTTTCAATTAATTTCTGTGCTTGTTTCTGACTTACAATATCTCTTGCTCTATCAAAAGCACCTCTAGCAGCTAATAATCCTTGAATATTTGCAAATTTAAAACCAAAAATACCAACTAATGCTCTTCCTACTTGTTGTATTGTTCTTGATAAAGCAGATGCAGTATTTGAACTATTTACTAAATCTTTTGGTTTAAAAGTTTTTTCAACTTCTGTAACAAATTCTGACATTAGTTTTATTTCATCATCATCAAATAATTCATCTAAAAGATCTTTGTTTCTTTGTTTAATTGTATTAAAATTATTTGCAAATTGATTTGGATTAAATTTGCCATTTCTACTTGAATCTCTAATCAATCTTTCAAAAAAACCAGTTCTTAATGCTTGAAAATCAGGGCTTTCTCTTGCAGCATCTTTTGCTTTCTTACCATCAACCCCAAATATTTGTTTTAATCTTCTTACAATAGATAAAGATTCACTTGATCTACCAATAGTTCCTCTACCAAATATATAATCTAATGTTTTTATAGGTGTTACATCAGGATCATTCAAAATTTTACCTATCGCTTTTCCTGCTTTATCATCTATTGTCAAAGCTCCTTTTCTAATTTTATTTATACCAAATAATTTTTCTTTTTCTTTATATAGCTGATTTGCTTTTTTTAATAATTCTAGACTATTTTTATTTCCACTAAATAAAATGTTATCTACATTGTCATCAACAAATTTTTCCCATTCTTTAATGACAGCAACAACATTTTTTTGATCTGTTTTATTTGATGCTGTATTATAAATATTTGCTAATTTTTTCTTAATATTATTTAAATCATTAAGGATAATTTTATCTACTTCTTTTTTTGGTTTTCGTTTTGTAGCTTTTTTAACAAAATCATCAATAATTTTTCCTGCTCTTATTGTTGCTGGTGTTAATTGTTTATCAATAGTTGCTGTTGCATCATCTATTGCTTTTCTAACTGATCCTCTTAAAACTTCTACATTACTTTTTTGTGCTTGAAAAATACCATCTTTATCTACTAAATTATAAGCAGTTTTGATTTCATCAGATTTTTTGTCAAATATTTTTTTTAAACTTTGTAAAACACCTTCACCTGCATCTTCAATTGATTGAAATTCTATCTCCCCTCTATCAAATTTATTTATTAAATTTTTGGCAGATGTTTCTATATCTAAATTTTGTTTTTTTAAAAAAGATCTTGATGCTTCTTGTGCTTCTCTACCAAATGTGCCTTTAGCTGCTTCAAATAAAGATGCTATACCTTCTTCATCACCTAAAGCTTGTGATCTTGCAAGTTGAAAATTAAATTTACCTGCTCCTGCTTGACTTGCAGCTATATCAGCTCTTGTGCCAAATGATAATTTTTCACCAAATTTTTTTATAAAATCTTCATCGTTAATTTTATTTGAATCAATACCTGCTGCCTTTGCAGCTTTTATACCTCTATCATTTAAAACAACTTTTTTAACATTAACACCATTAATTTTTTGAGTTATAGTTTTTGTAAAACTAGGATTACCAATTATTTTTCTATAAACAGCTGAAACAGCAGGGTTAATTGCTCCTTCAAAACCAACAGGAATTAATGTTGATAAAACAGCTCTTGGAACATCAATATCTTCAGCACCTAATGGTTTTGTAATTATATCTTGTGCAACAGATGTTCCTCCTCCAGCAATTCCTGCACCTACTGCTCTTTTCAAAAGACTTTTACCAGCCTTTTTTACTGCAAAGCTGTAACCTGGTATATAAGATAGTATTTGTGAAGTTGTTTGTAAAAAATCTTGTGTTGATGCACCAGGTTTATTTAGATAAAAAGATTTACCATCTTCAGTTGTTACTATTAAATTATCAAATCTATCCTTAAATATTTTAGAGTTTGGTAATTGTGATTGTATGATTTGTGCTTGTGCTTGTTGATTTGGATTTATTAAAGTTCCTGCAACAATTGCTGCTGTTGCTTTTGCACTCCCTGTTTTTAACTCACCAATTTCAGGTAATTCAGGAAATTCAGTTTTTTTTGTGCCTGTAAAAAAATCTTTAGTTGCTCTAAATGCAGATGTTACTTTACCCTTAAATGTTGAGCCTTCTGCAACCTCAGATAATTCTTTTAATAAATTTTCATCGGTAACTTCTTTACCATTTACAGGAATAGCATCTTCACCTTGTAAATTTTGATTTGATAATTCTTCTAACTCTTCTATTAATTTTGGATTTGTTACAACCATTAGTCAACCTCATAAAATTTACCACCAATTTTTACATATTTTTTACCTTTGAGAGTGATAATATTATTTTGAAAATCAGGATCAACTTGTTTACTTACTTTTAAAACCTCCTCTTTTAATTCAGGATTTAAAACTGGATTTTGTTTTTGCCA